GTAACAGCAGAAGATGTTGAGCTTGCACCAGAACCTACTCCATCAGTAACACCACCTAAAGAAAGTGTTGCTCCAGCTCCCGAAGAAGATGATGCTGATATGGATATGTTTAAGAAAATGCTTAACGATTAAGCACCGTAAGTGCCTTGCATTGGAAACAACGAGCCATCTCGGTTCGTTGTATTCATGCCACCACCACCAGAACCTCCAAAATAATTGTTAATATTTTGAGAGTTATTGGTATTAGTTGAATTATCAGTTTGACTATTATCAGTGGATCCACCTGATGTTTGGATTTGATTTATATTTCTACTTTGATCATCAAGTACTGGACCAACTGGTTTTTTAGGAACAACCTGACCTTCTTTCACTTGAAATGAAACATCATCACCTGGAGCTAACCCTTGTTGTTTTCTAGCCAGGTCTGCTTGAGCACCTTCAACAAACATTTTTTTCTGTATCTCTTCTGATAGTTGAGAATCAGGTTTAGCTCCTGTTAATTCTGCTACTATACCTCTTTTTCTTTGAGATTCTTCAAATAACTGTTCTGGTGATAATCCTTGTTGATTTTGAATTTTGTCCTGAAACAGTTTCATTTCTGTAGGAGTCATTTGTTGCATTGCTGCTTGTACTTGAGGATTAGCAAGTATATCTTGTGCACTAGCACCACCAGCAGCCATTTGTGCTATATCAATATCTTTTGTTTTTAATGCAAGACCTTTTATTCCTGCAATTTGTTGTTTATCTTCAGCTTCTCTTAATTTTTTTTCTTGTATAGCTTTTTGTCTATCTAACTTTCTTTGTTCTCTGTCTCTTCTTGCACCAGGTTCCATTTCATCTATTTGACTTTGTCTATTAGCTAGACCAACATCTAAAGTTTTTCTTTGCTGATCAATTTTAATTTGAGCTTCTTCTTGTGCTTTATCTGTACCACTAATTTGACCAGCAATAGCTTTATCAGATCCTTTACCAAATATTTTATCAGCTAAAAAATCACCTCCTGGTAAAGCTCTCAAAGCTCCTTCAATGAAACTTGGAATATTAGCAAAAAAGTTTGCTATACCTCCAAACGCATTCTTTATTAATTCTTTAAAACTAAAGTCTTTCAATGTCTTTCCTATAGGTGCTAAAAGTTTACCTAATCCAGTAACTACTTTAGTTAACGGTTTAAAAAATGATGCAACTCTATCAGTAAGATTACCAACTGTCAAAAAGAATTTTCCTAGATTACCACCTTTACCAAATGCAGCTTTAGTTTTCATAACAGATGGATCAAAACTTTTTACACTATTTGATATGTTATCTACCGAACCAAAAAACTTGCCAACAGGTCCATTTTTTAAGAATGTTTTTACTGAGTTGGTAACTCTCTTCATTGTGTTTGATATACTTGTACCAAGTCTACCAATAGCTAGAAAAAATCTATCAAATAATCCAGCCTTACCAAAAACTTTTCTAAGATCACCTGATTTATTTTGCCTGTTTAATAAATTTACTATTCCTGATACAGTTTTTTTAACTGCATCTAAACCTTTTCCTAAAGCTACAAATGGTAATCTAACTGCTTTTAATATTCTTGGAAAAGCTATTGCATTCACAATACCTTGTAACTCATCTCTAACTCCTAATAGAGATGCCGCTAATATAGCTAATGCAGCTTTACCAAATAAACCAATACTCATATCTTTTAAGCCTGGATCTGTAGATTTTTGTTCAGGATCTTTAATTAAATCTTTACCTCTATCAGTTCTAGAAGCTGGATCAGGAGCCATAGATTTAACTAAATTATTGTTAAGATTTTTAATTCCTTTAACTAAAGGTTGTAGAGCTATAGAAAATGCCTTAGTAAGATCACCCATAGAGTCATTATCAATATTGACTGCTAGAGCTCCTCCTGGTCCTGTTTTAGCTGGTGTTGGTAACATTATCGTCTCATACTCATTTTATTATTTTCTGCTTCGATCCTGGCATTTTCCTTTTCTATATGCTTAATTAATAAAGCAACGTATATATCTCTTTCAAAAGGTATTAAATTTTCAAGATCGCTCAGTGAGTATTTATGGTGTTGCATCAAAGAAAAATTAGTTGTATAATAGTTTTCGAGCGAGTTGTATGCAACACTTACGTAAAAAAATCAAGCAATCCCTCCAAGGGATACTTAACCATTTCACCACATTTTGTACATTTATATTCTAGAGTATGTTTTATTTTGGGTGAATTATTGAAATAATCAACTATTCTATTGAACTGTTTTTGATCTAAATTTTCTAGAAATGTTTGTAATTCTTGAGAAGTAAATTCATTATAAACTTTATCTCTATCAAAAACATTGATTATACATTTATCTAATAATTCAAAGATGTCCTTAATACTAGGATCTGCAAATTTATTTGGATCCACCATATCTATAGATGGATACTTCATTTTAATTCCAATATTATCATCCATCATAATTATATTATCTGTTTTGTCAGGATATGATACTTTTATATCGTTAATGTTTAGTTGGACATCAGTAAATCCTCCACACTCTTCTTTTGTATGTTTTACTCTCAACTCTAACATTTCACCAACGCTTTTAGCTCTCAATTGTAAAAATAACCATTCAATATCAAACGTAGCTAGTTTTCTAACTTCGACTGGAGTTTTGATACAATTTTCTAATATTGTAAAAACTGCATTTAATATTTCATTTTGATCCTTACCTTGTTGAGCCATAAGAAGTACTTTTTCTTCTTTAACTAAAAAGGGCCTGAATGCTATAGTTTCATTAGTTGATGGAAGTTGTGTTGTGAACTCCGGTGTGGTCAATTGTGGTAATGACATTATAACTCCTTAAAAAAATAATTTACTTGCGACTCTCAAAGCCGTTCCTCCTGACACCACTCCTCCAATTGCCTGTTGTGTTCTAGGTGATAATCCAGATATAGCTCTACCACCTAAAGATGCTACTGCAGCACCTAATCCTGTTCTATTAAAAAATCCTGCTCTTCTTCCTGATGCACTAGATTCAATATTATCTAATGAAGTATCAGAAAAATATTTATAATCAAATACTACATTTAATCTAACTACATCATCAGCAGACCAGTCCATTTGTAAATCTTGAATAGTTCTTGGATATGCTTCTCTTAATTCACAACTATAAACTGGTTTTAAACCATCTCTTCCACCTGTTACTGAAAAAGCATGGATAGTCATTGAGCAAGCATAATTCTCTAAATAATTTAATTCTTTTACTGATGCTTGTGTTGTAGTATCACCAAAAGTTCTATGGTGTCCTATAATTAAGTCTTGCCAAAGTTCAAAAAATATTTTTTCACTATAATCTTCAGACATTAAAAATGTAGCATCAACAGGTTGATAAACTGCATTAGTTGGATACTCTCTATTTAATCCATAGTTAGCTTCTTTATAAGGTGAAGTTATAATAATTCTACCAGGAAGTGAAACTCTCTCACACCTAAATGCAAGATTAGTCATTCCTTCTTGTTCCCAACCTACAAAATTACTTTTTTGTTGCTCAAATGCTTTACCTATATTATTGCTAAGATCTTTACCTAAAGCTCTTGAAGGAGCTGTAAATGTTAACATAAAATGTGAAAGATGAGCTACACCATGCCTGTTTATAGTACCTGCATGAGATCGTCTACCATCTGGTGAAACACTATTTGCCATTATCGTCCTATCATTTCTCTACTTTGTCTATATACAAATGATTTGCTTTTCTTTCTAAATCTTTCGGTTGGTAAAAATAAAGCAGTATCCCATTGATCAGCATTTATTTTCACAAATCTACTTCTTACTCTATTGACAAGATATCTTTTAACACAAGGTTTAAAAAATCTAAACTTGCTAGCCTTATTTAGTATATTATAACTAATTCTAATACGTGTGTCCTCATCAAATTTTTTATCAGTAGAAACAGTATATAATGCATCCATTAATCTAGCTCTTAGTTGAGGTGGTAAGTAATGTAAATTAATTCCAAGAAAGGATCCACCTTCAATTGCACGTGCTCTAGCAAAACCTCTTTTGAATGGAAAAATTAATGGAAACATATCATAATATGGTAAAGTATCTTTTAATTTTGGATCATAAAAAAAGTTATACATAAAACCTATTTGAGGCTGTCTAGTTAATTGAACTTTGGGTGCTGTATTAACTATTTGGTTAGGAGTTGATCCTCTTGTTTGTTCTGCAAGATTTCTAAACCAATTTCTTGCACCTCTAGTTCTAGCTGGAACTTGACCTGCTCTAACTCCTTCCTCTAATAATTTTTGATAAATGTATGCTACCAACTTTGTAAACCTAATTCTTTTTCTGTTATTATAACAAACTCCCAGTCTCTATCTTCGCAGAATTCTCTAGCAGCTTTCCACTTATAAGTATTTATTGCAAACGTCTTAACTTCATTGATATATCGTTTAGTCTTTCTATTTTGTACTTTAGGTTCTTGAACTTGTTTATAAGGTTTGACTTCAACCATTTTAGTTTTAAATCCTCCTTTTTTATTTCTTACTTTAACCAAAAAATCTGGATAATATCTATGATACTTGCCGTCTATAGGATGTTTATAAGGTATGAAGAACTCTTCACTTTGCCATTCAACAACATGATCATTATTATCAAAGTAAATCATCATCTGTTTTTCCCAGGAACTTCGATAAATAATATTAGTAGGATCGCCTTTGTATTTTTTAGGGTTCTTAGGTTTAAATAAGCCCTTGTACTTAGAAAAGATCATACTATATTTTATAATTATTTTGGAAAAAAGTCAATGGCTGTAAGAGAAATAGATATAGTTAAAAGATCAGAACCTGAAGCAGGACCTGGAAGTCCAGAAGACGATAGTCCTTTATCTCCACTACAAAAAAAATTAACCGGTAAACAAACTATAAAGTTTCCACAAAATATAGATGCTGTCGATAATTATATTATGTTCTCTGCTTACAAAGAACATTCTTTTCAAGGTTCAACTGGTGGTATGCAAAGAAGCAACATGAGTAAATTACAAACAGTTATACTTCCAATGCCATCTAATTTAAC